ACAGAAGGAAGTTATACGAATACCGGAATGCTAATGGCGTGAAAATTTCTGTGAAGATGAGGTCACCGGAACATTACCATGCACCGGGCCATACACGGCAATCACCTGTTCACGATCATCCTCTGAAAATACAGGTTGCAGTCCGGTATCACACAGAACATCAATGAACAGTTCAACATCTGCCTCCAGATTTCGGCGGGCGCGCTCCGCAACGGATAACGGTGTCTCATCATCTTTTGCTTTAACGATCTCCTGCCAGCGCAACCAGGCTTCTGCAGAAGGTTCCCGTAATACAACCGTTGCCCCTTCCCATTCAGGCACATCAACAGTTTTATGGCGAAACCCCGACATCGTTGCCAGTGCCAGATTACGGATATTTTTAGTCATCACATCTATCCTCATTAACTGACGGTAACAGTGCAGGAAGTGGAGGTCACCTTGTTAACAGGGCTTGCTGAATCAGAAATCTCGCAGGTATACGCACCGGCATCACCGGATGCTGCTGATGCCTTACTGAACGTTGCCGCCGTCTGTCCGGAAACAGGAGAACCACCTTTCTTCCAGACATAAGAATAAGGCGGCACACCACCGGCAGCCTCAACCACCATTTCGAGTTTCGCTCCGGCAGAAACCTGCAGCGTGCTGTTTAAATCGACCTTCACTTTCAGCGGCTCTGTCGTCAGTACAGGTTTACCTTTCAGGCGCAGGGAAAACGTTGCAGCCACAACACCATTGGTTCCTGCAGACCAGGTATGCTGACGCACCTCTGCCATAAAGGTAAATCCGTTGCCTGACGGAAAAATAACTTTAAAGCCATACGTGGTGTCATTGTCATAGGCACTGCGCAACGCGTTCTGGGCAGCATTGAGGTAAAAGTTGCCTGACATGGAAATCTCTGACGCGGCACCAAGACCGTTAATATTTTCCTGCTCAACAGAACACAGCGTGGTGACATCAATATCCTGTTTCTGCCCGGCGGTAAACTGAACCTCTTTAATCGTACAGCTCAGTTCAAGAAAACTGGCAGAACTCAGCGTTTCTGCCGTTACCGGTGCAGACGAGATCATGACTTTGGTCTGCTGAGAACGTTCAAAATTAGAGGACATACTCGTCTCCTGAAAATAAAAAAACCCGCCAGCGGCGGGTGGGTAAAATCATTAACGATCTCAGGCTATTACCTGAAATTCAAGCGTGGCTCTGCTCAGACGGGAATCAGGATCATAACCCTGCGTTTTAGAAATAACGGAGGGTGCCAGTTGCCTTACCGCATCAAGCGCCTGCTCACGGATATCATCTGCGTCATCAGGTACTGTCGCCCAGACATCGATCTGCACGGTAATTCTTGATTCAGCCTGACCATCAAGCACATCAGATGCCGTGTCAGACACCACAGAAAACACCAGCCATGGCGGAGATACCGCAGGCTTTCCCTCCGTCAGCGGGACCACATAAGGATAAACCTGTCCTCCGGCCAGTTGAGACAGCAGGGAATACAGTGTGGTCTCTCTCATTTACTTAAGACCTCATCAATAGCCTGATTCATTCGCTGTATGGCAATCTGTGCTGCCAGTTCCTCTGTCGTATCGAAAGCCGGGCGAATGAACGGATGCGCGGGCATGTTTATCGTTCCCAGCTCCACAAAGCGCCAGTAAAACGCATTTCGGGGATCGCTGGCTTTCATGCTGTTATCACTGTTTCCGGTTCGCAGGTTCCGTCCACGAATGTGGACACCCGAGATAATTTCCCCCCGACGCTTTGAACGCTGAGTGAGAACAACCACATTTTTCTTCAGTTTCCCGGTTCGCTCCGGCGCACGTTCAACAACTGCATCCCGCATAACTTCAGCACCGGCACGGGTGGCATCGCGCAGCACCTTATTGTTTTCTGCCCTGCTGAGCGTCTCCAGATCCCGTGCAATATCCGCCAGACCTGAAAAATCAAGACTGAAATCCATCACACATTCCCCTTCTGAGAACAGAGTATCTCAAGCCGGGTGGCACGGGCATCCGGTATCGGCGGACCGTCTATACTCAGAATCGCGCCTCTGAATGCACCAGTCAGCACTTTCAGACATGAAGTTGCTGTCACATCTCGCCGGAATCTCATCCAGACCCTCACTGTAGCCTGAGCAGTTTCTGCGCCTCCGGATATTCTCTCCCTGCCACTGATCCCCTTAACTTCTGCCCATATGGTTGCCCCTTCCGTCATTGTTTCCACAGGGTGCCCTGATGGAGACCGAACGGTGGTGGCATTCAGAATAACCACACGATCACGTAATCTTCCTGCCTGCATGAATCCTCCTATGTCCCGGGATGAAACCGATACATCCGCAGTCCGGTATAGAAAAAATCAGGCACTGCATCCTGCATTTCCCTGTTCTCGTACCAGTAGCCAACCAGTTGCATAAGACGCAGTTTTATCAGAGGTGTTATTACAAGCCCGGTCGTATCCTGCTCAGAAACAGTTTCATCGTAAAGCGTCCGGTTTAAAAACTTTTCAGTCTCTTCCCTGGCAGCAGCCAGATACATCATAAGAAGAGAATTCTCCTGTTCATTGTCATCATCAATCCGGCACTGAACACGAAGCTCTTCCAGAGTGGGCATCATTTGGGCAACCTCTATGAATGCTGTTTTTTAGACTTATCAGCCCCCCGCGCAACAGGTGTTCTCTTATCAGAGACAATCCCAGCTGCAGTGGCAATTTCGCGTACCCGTTCGGGTAATTCTTTATCTTCATACTCACCGGCCCGAATAATCTCAACACGCATACCGTCCGGTGACCATTTCAGATCTTGTTTCAGGATCATGATTCTTTCACCTGTCAGAACAGGGGCGCACTTCTGCGCCCCCTGAATGATTACGCCGCTGCAATCTTCAGCAGTTTGATGGCCTGCGAATCGACCAGCATGCCGCCGGTGCGCTTGGTGGTATAAAAACCGACAAACGGTTTATTGGTGTACGGGTCACGCAGAATGCGGGTACCGATACGGTCAACGATGGTGTAACCCCGTTTGAAGTTACCAAATGCAATGGCTTTCGCATCAGCGGCGATATCCGGCATCTGTTCGTTTTCAGCGATACCGTAACCCGCCAGAGAGGACGGCTGCCCCAGCTCCAGCCCCGGACGCCACAGATAGTTACCCTCGCTGTCTTTCAGCAGACGAATGGCAAACAGGCTGTTGTTGTTCATCATGAACTTCGCGCCGGTGCGGTGTGCCTTACGCAGCGTGTAAATCAGTTTGATAATGGCGTCTGCGGTCACCGCCGTCGCGTCGCCGGATACAATATGCTGAAGTTTGCCGAACGCCCGGACCTTATCGGTTTCATCCGTGGATTCATACGCCAGGAACCCTTTCGGCTTCTTGGTACCATCGCCGGTGGTAAAGGCAATTTCTTCCTGTTCGGCAAATTCGGTTGCCAGCTCGCTGTTGATCCATGCTTCCACGTTGAAAAAGGCATCATCCAGCATTTTCTGGGTGGCCTGCGGGTTACCGTAGATTTCCCCCATGAAAGGTTCAATCAGCCCCAGTCTGGAAGTGGCAGTCTGGGAGCGCGCGTCAGTCTCGCCCACCCATCCGGAAGCCGTACCGCCCAGATTCACCAGTTTTTTGTAGTCGGAACCGCCAACGGTGATCACCGTGGCTTCCTGGCGCATCACCACTTCATCTTTCAGCAGGTTGAGAATGTTGCGATCCAGTGCTTCCGGCACGGCATAGCCACCGTCTTCATCGGTGCCCACCTGCAATGCCTTACGCTCCAGATCGCGCAGACCGTCTTCACGGCCTTTACGCAGGAAGCCCACAAACGCCTCTTTATGCTCGGTGGCCAGTTTATTTTGCGCACCACCTGCCGGACGTTTCAGCTCAAGCAGCTCTTTTTCAAGGTCGCTTTTGAGATTTTCCAGCTCGCTGAGTTTTCCGTTCAGGGTTTCCACCTGCCCGGCAAGTTTGCCTTTTTCCTGCTCAATCGCCTCCACGCGCTTGTCGTTCTTTGCCTTGAAGTCGTCAAACTTCTGCTGCAGCTCCTGCGCGACCTGTTCGACATCTTTAATATCAACCGCCATCGTATTTCTCCTGATTAGAAGTTCAGATTTTTCAGTGCATTCAGTGCAGAGCCCACATCCTCAGCGTCGCGCAGGGACAGTGCGCCATAGCCCCCGGCCATGAATGCTTTGGCCTGGGTACGGGAGAGTCCGACATCACGCAGGACTCTTTCGATTTTTTTCTGTTCGGGAATTTCCCCGCGGGCCAGTGCGTTCTTGACGTCGCTGATCCGCGCCTCGTCGTTAGACGGGAACGTCACCAGGCTGACTTCCCAGAGGTCGATTTCTTTCAGCAGAAAGGCTTCTTTGCTCCGGTCGTATTCCCAGTCTTTCAGGACGTACCCAATAGAAAGGCCGGTTAACGAACCGGCCTTCATGTGTGCATGTGCGCGTTTTGCGAGGGGATCATCATCAATAAGCAACCGTCCCCTGACGTAAAGCCCGACATCGTCTTCCTTCATTTCGGTGTAAACACCGATGGGTTCATCCATGCGGTGCTGCCAGAGCAGCGCAGGTAACGCTTTTCTGTCACTCCACGCCCGCAGGGAAGCAGCAAATGCCCCGGACATCACCACATCATCGTGGCTGTCCTTTACACCAAAGACGGAGCCATACCCTTCAAACTCACCGGAGTCACTGACAGATTTCAGACTCAGCGGTACATCAAGACGTTGTTTCGTCTGCATTGGCGTTATCCTTCTGCTTACCGGCTTTACTGCCATCGGAGGGTTTCGTGGTCATGTTCATCGGTGTGAGATAGACATCACCACCGGGACGCGGATTCATATCTTCCAGGTCGCGGCAGTCATTGGGAGAGTAAATTCCCCAGTTGATCCCGGTGGCGTAGGCTTCAAAACGGGACTTCATATCCCCGCGCAGTAACGCCCCGGCGTTAAATTTGGCGTAATAAACGCCCTGCTTACTTTTTCGTACCAGTCCGGTGTTGATCCGCTGTTCGATGCGGGTCAGATACGGCACCAGTGAATAGTTGATAAATCCCAGCCCCAGCTCTTCGATATTGTTGAAGGTGGCGCGATCGGTGTTCTGCACCATGTGCAACGGCACCCGGAACAGACGACAGATTTCTTCAAGCTGAAACTTGCGGGTTTCCAGGAACTGGCTGTCCTCGGCGTTCAGCGCCATCGACTTCCAGTCCAGCCCCATCTCAAGGATCATCGGGCGGTGAGCATTACCAAGCCCGGTGTGACGCTCCTCAAAATCTTTCTTCAGGCGCTCGTAAGCCTGATCTGACAGCGTCTGCTCTGTACGCAACACACCCGACGTCACCGCGCCATTGCTGAACAGTCTGGCCCCGTGCTCTTCGGTCGCTGCCGCCAGCGATATTGCCTCGCGGGCATAGGCGACGGGATTCAGCCCCATCAGTCCGTCCAGCGTCAGCGTGCGCACATGCCAGATATCCTCCTGGCTCAGTACATCCGTGGAGCCATCCGGGAATGTGACCTGATAGACCGGCTCCCAGCTACTGTTAAGCTTCGGTACCACACAGCCGGGATCGACGGGCAGCAGTTCAGCCACTTCGCCAAATGCTTTCACTTTGTAGGCGTAAAAGTTTCCCCGCAGGCACAGACAGGTGACCACCAGCTCCCAGAACTCCTGCGGCGTCATATAGCCATTGGGATGCGTGGAGATCAGCTTATGCAGACGTTCGCCGGTGGCCCTCTGTTTCAGGCTGCCGTTCAGGTGATACAGATTGCAGGGCAACATCCCGACCGACTCTGCCAGCACCCTGACGCAGGAAAAAACCGCCGTCAGTCGCATGGCCCGCTGGCTGCTGATCTGCTTTCCGGTATAGGTGTCGTAGGACAGCCCGATAGCATCCGCCAGCTCTGCTGGCGTGGTCACCGGCGCGTCACTTTTTCGTTGAAATAATCCCGAAAAGAACACTATTTACCTCCGCCGACAGACGGCTGTGTACGGTCGAGATATCGCGCCACCAGCCACGACCAGAACAGGCACAGCACCCCGGCAACAACAAAACCCGCCGGGGGATAAATCAGCCAGGCACCATACGCCAGTAAAAGCGCACCCAGCACGCCCACCAGTGGCGCGAGAATTATCAGAAACATAATGACCTCGGTTAAAGCGAGCGGATGCCCACGCTGACCAGATGTTCAGACAGATCCGGCTCCGGTTCTCCACCATTGACCAGCATCCGGCTCATTGCTGTAAACATCGCAACAGGGCCGTCGATTTTGGCTTCCGGCGTGGATTTATTCGGGAAGATGTTGTCGTTTTTGTCCGGTTTTACCGTAACGTTAGACATCATCCAGTTCATGACCGGATGATTGCTGTGATGGAAACGCCCGGCATAGACCAGTGATTCCGTTTCCTTCATGGCCTCTGACAGATTGCGAACCGTCTGCGGAACCTCCACCAGCGGTATCCCTTCTTCAGCCAGTGCCAGGCTGAACTGCATCGCGCTCCACGGGTCAAATCCCAGTTCCCTGAGGTTTTCACCACCAATCCATTCCAGTAAGTCATTTTTTATCTGAGCATGATCGATAACATCACCATCCGTCAGAATCAGCTTATCCATCTCCGACCACTTCCGGTAAAGTTCTGCCTGCTGCCGCGAGCATCGTTCCAGCCGTCCTTCCGGAAGCCAGAATTTAAAATCGGCATGAACATGCCCGTTATCCGTTCGCCAGAGTTTTGCCGCCGCACAGATATCAATCTTATGAGCAAGGTCAACGCCGACCCACATGGGATACGTTTTCAGCTCATGTCGTGGGGCAATGTATTCGCACTTCTCCCACTTAATCATGTCCATCCAGGCAGACTCTGCTGTTACCCACACATTCATGTGTTTGGTAAAAAAATTCACCCGCGCAGAGACCTGTTCTTTCGCTTTTTTCGCCAGACGACGCAGATCATCCCAGCGTTTACAGATGCCCAGGCCGGGATTCGCTTTCTGCCAGACCGTTTCATCAAACGGATCATCTCCCTCATCGAGGGTGTAAATAATCGCAAAGTAGGAGTCGTCTTTTACAGCGCCCTCCACGTCGCTGTTATAGCCACGCAATACCTTGATGGCGTAATCACGCTGCTCGTAACAAATCCCTTCCTTGTTAAACCCTGCCGTGGTAATACCAAATAAAAGGGACTGCAGACGGGCACCGGTCGCCGTTTCCAGAACGTCCCACACATCACGGGTTTTATGTGCATGCAGCTCATCAATAATGGCGCAGTGGATGTTCAGACCATCCAGGTTGTTTGCATCCGAGGAAAGCGGTTCAAATTTTGATGCGCTCTGCTCCTGGTAAATCGCCAGCTTGTTGAAATCAAACAACCGCCCGAGTGTCGACCGGGCTTTTCTGACCATATTTTTGGCGTCTTCAAACACGATTCTGGCCTGGTCACGCGTGGTTGCGGCTGAATACACCTCAGCACCGCCTTCACCATCTGCCCCCGTCATATACAGGCCGATACCCGATGACAGGGTTGATTTTGCGTTTTTACGGGCGACTTCGTTGTACGCCGTCCGGAACCGGCGCACCATCACCGGGCGTCCGCTGCCATCGCTGCGCATGACAACTTCCCCGGTTTCTTCATTCACCAGCGGAATGACAAAACCAAAAATATTAATGAGGATAAATACATGCCAGTCCATCAACTCAATGGGATGGCCTGCCAGCGCCCCTTTCACATGGGGCACAAATTTGTAGAAATTCAGGATGTGCTGTGCACGGGGTTCACTGAAATAAATCCCCCGCTCTTCGCCGTACTTCAGATCATCAAGAAAACGCTGGCAGGCCAGACGGACAAATTCGCCAGCAACAATTTCTCCTGCAACAACACGTTCGGCGTAACGGATCCCGTCAGCCACTTTTGCCATCAGTCTCTCGCTTTTAAAAGCTCTGCCAGTGGATCAACATCATCCGGTCCGGCGGTATTTACTTTAGCCCGGCTTGCCGGTGACATACCAAACTCTGCAAGCATCGCCCGGATCCGCTTCCAGGCATCCGCCTTCATCGCCGCAGCCGGATGTGCCTTGATCATCACATCGCCATTCTGCGTTTCCGTGCGGTAGGTATAACCCTCAACATCGAGTGTTTCGCAGTGATGCCGGTATTCGGTGTAGGCTTCCACCAGTAACTCGAGTGCACGCGCATCAAGCTGAGAAATGATCCCTTCCGCATTCAATTCTTCCGCCATTCGCCTGAACCAGTACTTCCCCTGTGCCCCTAAATGTTGCGGAATTTTAGGGAGACCTTTTTCATCCTTTTTAGCGGTTTTTTTGGGGTCTTTAACGGGGCGTTTTGAGGGGTTGCCTCGTATCAAATGCAGGCGTGGCGGGGTTTTCGGGGGTCCTGGCATAATCGGTTTTACCTATCAATCGTTTAATCACATTCCCAAAAAAAGTTTTCGAACCTGCGGCGATGTGAGGAAGGGTCAGGCGGCGGTACTGAGCAGCCAGGGTTGCAGAGATTTGACCTGCCCCTCCCCTACAGATGGGAACTGTTATCAATTGATGCGTTCGCGCGCTGTTTTTGCTTTATGACAGGGCCAGCACAGACTCTGCAGGTTACTGTCTGCATCCGTGCCACCATGAGCTTTCGGAATGATGTGGTCCACAGTTCTGGCTTCAACGGCTCTCCCATTGCGCAGGCAGTTCTGACACAGATGATTATCACGCTTCAGTATGCGCGCACGTATGGCATCCCATTTCGAGCCATAGCCTCGCTGGTGGCGACTCAGTCCGCGCTGATGCTGTGCCCATCCTTCGCCACGATGTTTATCGCAGTAACCAGAACTGTCTGTGGTTGTAGCTGCACATCCACGCTTACGGCAGGCGCGTGGGATTAGTGATGGCATAAATACCTCATACCCTGCGAAATGTTTACCACGATAAAAAGGCTACTTAATGCACTGAGTGCGGATATACTCCTGTGCCCCTTCCAGTTGCATCTGCATCGTCATCAGCCGCTCTCTGAGGGTGAAATAATCCCGTTCAGCGGTGTCTGCCAGTCGGGGGCTGGTTGCATTATCCACGCTGGTGGGTCCGGTGGCTTCACGCACGGCTGCGGAGCAACTGGCATTGACCCGCAGGCGCTTACGACCAGCGGCAACATCAGCGCGCAGAGTTTCATTTTCAGCTTTCGCATTAGCTAATTCTCTCGAGTACTTTGCATCGAGCGCAGCAACATCACGCTGACGCTGCTGCATGTCAGCGATGGTGGCGATCACCTGCTTCAGCTCACCGACTTTTTTATCACGCTGTTCTTTGTAGGCGATGGCGTGATCACGGTAATGATTAACCGCCCATGACAGGCAGACGATGATGCAGATAACCAGAGCGGAGATAATCGCGGTTACTCTGCTCATACCTCAATCTCTCTGACCGTTCCGCCTGCTTCTTTGAATTTTGCAATCAGGCTGCCAACTTTATGCTCGAACTGACCATAACCAGCGCCCGGCAGTGAAGCCCAGATATTGCTGCAACGGTCGATAGCCTGACGAATATCACCGCGATCAATCATTGGTAAAGCGCCACGCTCTTTAATCTGCTGCAGTGCAACAGCGTCCTGGCTTTTCGGAGAGAAGTCTTTCAGGCCAAGCTGCTTGCGGTAGGCATCCCACCAACGGGAAAGAAGCTGGTAACGTCCAGCTGCGGTTGATTTAAGTTGCGGGTTTAGCGTGACAAGTTTGCGAGGATGATCGGAGTAATCCGTGAATAGCTCACCACCTACAATAACGTCGTAGCCGTGATTGCGGGTTGGCTGTCGCCCGTTATCCGTTCCTTCTGACCACGCCAACATATCGAGGAAAGCTTTACGCTGGGAATTTAGTACCTGCATAAATTACTCCTTAGAGCCACCAAACTTGTTACCGATTACTCGCATTGCAGCCCCACGAATAGCATCGACACCGATCAGCCCCACGCCGCCACCAATAGCAACAGAAAGTGATTTAGGCCATCCGACATACTCAAGAGCGGATGCAAAGGTCAGCGTCAGAGCGCCACAGAGCAAAATCTCGAGCGTTTTTCGCTTCCAGCCACCACCACCGCCAAAATAGGCGATGCGCAAACCAGCCATAACGATCGACATAATCACTGCACCCAGCGGTGTGTCTCCACGCCACCAGCTCTGAAACAACTCCAGCCAGTCCGGCCAGGTATTTGGGTTATGAGGCATTTCGTCATCTCTCACCTCGCGATATTTGCGGGTGCTGTGTTGGAAATAAAAAGGCCACGCAACGTGGCCACCAGAATTATTTCCCCACCAGTTCACTTACCTCTTTCGCCGTCTGATTAAACCGCTCTGACTCAAGTTCAACACCTAACGCCCGACGCCCCAGCGCCATTGCTGCTTTTATTGTGGAACCGGATCCCATAAAGAAATCAGCAACCAGATCACCAGGTCGACTACTGGCATTGATTATTTGCCGGAGCATATCCGCCGGTTTCTCGCACGGATGTTTACCCGGGTAGAACTGAACGGGCTTATGCGTCCAGACATCGGTATAAGGCACGGAGACTGATACGGAGAAATAGCGCCGGAGAGATTTAAACTCATCCAGCAATTCAGAATATTTGCGATTCAGTGAATCATAAGATGCCACCAGCTGGTGGTGTGGTTGTTCCAGTTGTTGTTCCTGAAACTTCTCTGCCGCTATACGGGAAAACAGTGCCTGTAACTTCCGATAGTCAGCCTCATTCGGCAACTGCCACTGACTGGCACCAAACCAGTGGGAAACCATATTTTTCTTACCTGTGGCTTCGGCAATTTGTTTTGCCGTTATACCCAGTTCGGCACGAGCATCCCTGAAATACGATATCAGCGGTGCCATTATGTGCTGTTTGAGTTCCCTTTCTTTTGCCGCATAGCCGTCACTTTTGGGCTGATATGGTCCCTGATAATGTTCAGCAAACAGAATGCGTTCTGTTGCCGGGAAATACGCCCGCAGGCTTTCCTTGTTACACCCGTTCCAGCGCCCGGACGGTTTCGCCCAGATAATGTGATTCAGCACATTAAAGCGTTCACGCATCATGATTTCGGTGTCAGATGCCAGGCGATGACCACAGAACAGGTAGAGACTTCCGGCAGGTTTCAGTACCCGCCAGAATTGCGCCAGACACTGATCCAGCCATTTCAGGTAATCATCGTCGCCCTTCCACTGGTTATCCCAGCCCTCGGGCTTCACTTTAAAGTATGGCGGGTCTGTGACTATCAGATCGACAGAGTTTTCCGGTAAGGTCTGGATAAATTCCAGGCAATCAGCGTTGATTAACTCACAACTGGATATTTTTACAGTATTAACCATAGATCAATAAGCACTTCTCTGATAGGCTCATACCGCTTTTGCGCAAAGCAGATGGGCCAGAGGTTTGCTTGTGACCCCAACGCATGAGCAGATGGCTGATAGGTGCCGCTAACACCCACCAGCCGCCCATTACCACAAATTAAAAAGCCTTCACTGCGGAAGGCGTCTGTAACAACCGAACTGATAATCTGCCAGACCCGCCATAACAAGCTGGGTCAGTATTAACTGGCAGCGTTCGCGTGAAAGGTAAGTATTCTGCGCAATTTCCCCGACGGTCGCCGGTTCGGTGACGCTTAATTCATTAAACACCACTCTGGCGGTTTCGGTCATATCCTGCTGTTTTAGCATGTCTTTTTCCCTTTTCCGGTTAACGTGACATACCAATAACTCTTGTCGAAAAAGCCAGCAAGCTGAAAGACCGGTATTCGCAACCATCAGCGCGTTTAACGTCCTGTACCGTTTTTCAGGCATAAAAAAACCCGCAAAAAGCGGGCTCTTTCAAATGTCCATGTCTGCTATTCGCCTCGCGGTACAGCTTTGCGAAGCGTACCGGAATTGAAGCAGTTTTTACGTCAAAAAGCAATAACTTTTTTCTCTATACCAAAAGCCATAACCATTGGTTTGTACAAAATAAATTCTGCCACCTTTAGCCAATGCTCAATGCGTCTTTCACAGGTTCTTAAACTCCATTCCGGGTGTGCATCATTCAGCAGTTCAGCCATTTTGCGCTTAGTCATCCCCCGCCCCACATAACGCTGACTCAGGACATTGAGCAGCCCGGGATAACCTGCCAGGGCTTCACCAATAACCCTGTCGATTATTAACGCCTCTGAATCGGTACAATGTGCCAGCCAGCTTTTTTGATTGCCGTTGATCATATCCCGCAAAAAAGCCTCAAGTTCAGGTTTGTCCAGACCCGCTTTTTTCATCCTCCGGAGCGCCTCGTTAATTGCCGTTTTCGTCAGCTTTTTAGAGGTCAGTAATTGGTTGAACATATTTCCCGTCTTACCGCCGCCAATATACGACCAACGCCCCCACATACGCAGTTTCCCCTGGAGCCAGACACTTTCCAGCGTTTTCAGGCGTAAATGCTCACCGCTTTTGCCTGTAATTTCCGGGTATATCATATTTACGCTCACTCACTTTCAATTTTGTAAATCTTCACGCCCAGCCGCCCACCAGGAACAGGCAAACCGCGCACAATATTGATTTCATCAAACTGCTCGTCGTCGATAAGCAGTCCCGCATGCGTCAGCGCATCCAGCGGTGCTTTCAGAATATTGTCCAGGTCCCGACGGCGCTTATCCGGTGGCTCTGCAATAATCTTTATTGCCAGCCTTCCGGACAGGTTTAATTTCAGCCGCTGCTGGCGAACAATAAGTGCCACATCCCGGCGATAACGCTCACCGGCTTTTGATACAAAATATGTGCTGCCACGACGTCGCCAGTAGGTGTTCACCGTCGGCGGGTAAGGCAAAACAAATTCTATGCGTTCAGTCATTCATGCTTTCCACTTCAGGACACCCGAATTTCTCGCGTGCATTAAAAAACGAATCAGCAACAACAGCTGGCTGCCGTGTTTTTCTTCAAAATCTTTTACCCCGGCGTGCAGTTCGTTATGACATTTACGGCACAGCGGAATAACAAACAAATCATCCGCCTTTGTTCCCATCCCTCCCAGTCCATGACCAATGATGTGATGCGGATCATCTGCCTGATTACCGCACGTCATGCATTTCTGCGTTTTTACCCAGCGCGTGTATACAGGCATCTCTTCCCGTTGTGGTTTCTGGCGCTGGATATACTGAGCCGGTGACTCCGGATCAACGGCAATACTGACCACCGTCTTTTCCTGTGCTGGGTTCTGTGGCTGGTGGGTGTGAAGCAACGGCGCAAGATTTTTTGTGCGCTGCTTCAGTATGCTGGTAGCGGTCTGCTCTCCCGGTACGATGTCGCTTTCACGGTACATTGAGCGGATTTTTTCCGCACGCAACCCCAGCGAACGACGTAATACCGCTTCCGGTAGCGCGTCCGCCACCTGATTGCGGACAGCCCACCAGGATAATTCAGCCAGAGATAATTCACGCTCCTGCGTACCGCTTATTGCGTGACCGATGACGTCAATCATCCATGCTGACAGGTTTTGATGAGCAAGTTGCTCGAGTGATTCGGATGTCTGGTCACGCAGCTGGTTGTCGCAGTGCCAGCACAACACCATTGCGCCGGTACCATAACGGTGAATGACGGTTTCACTGTGGTGATAATCGCCGTGTGGCCACTGGCAGGATTTAACATGGCGCAGTAACCAGTCAGACAATGCGCCAGCGCCACCAGCAGCACGAATCACTCGTTCGTCGCTGAAAAATGGCAGTAATGATTTATCCTCCGCCACCGGCTGGCGAACGGCAGGAACGACCCCGGACGGCAGACCGCGCATGCTTTTCGGTTCCGGCTCCACCAGCACTCGAGGGTTATGAAATACCTGCATGGATTCACGACCAGGCTTAAGGACCACCAGCCCGAGTTCCGGTACCGGAACAGGTCGAAGTAATACCCGCACGTTACCTCCAGATGCGTTGCTGGAATGTGCGGGACGGACGCGGCGGACGTTCGGAATAAGGGAGCCTGACGGAGATTATCCAGTGGCGACGGTCAAGGCTGAGGTCTTTCTCAAACTCATACCCACGTCTGCGGTAGTTCTGAATCAGCCATTCGGCCTGTTCTTCAGTGCAGGGGTCATGCTGGAACCAGTCATATTTGAATGTGTGAGAACGCCGCCCGTGCCTGCTGGCAAAGACGGCTGAATTATCAGAATTGTGTAATTTGGTCTTGTGCGCCATCTGTTTTCTCTGCTGGCGCATCTTTGTCAGGTAAAATGGTGTTCAGCCATTTTGGGTGGCATTATTGTTGATACATACAACTTGTTCAAGTCCGCATAAACTGATACACGATCTCCCTGAGCACTGTTTTCGATACAATTCGCTCATCAGCCCGCAAAGCTCTTACCCTAAGCATGTTCCCTTTTCGATGCCATACAGCTCTGGCTCCATCCGGAAAACAATCCATTTCAGCTACAACCGACATATCGTCACAACGAATAACTGCGTACTTACAATTCGCGGCGATCAACTTCTGCATTGTAAAACCTCTGGTATTGGATAAAACATGGCTGGAATATATCCACTACAAATAACGATTTCACTCCCAAAAAATGCGTATTTCATGAGAAAAAACAATGACTTTTTCTTTCTGTCATTTGTATACTCTAAAAATAGAGTGTTTTTTGAGCCGCCATTCCTTAGCAAGTCCTCTGTATGGATATTGCCTGCCCTATTTAATTGTGTCACACTATGTATTACACAACGGTATGGAACCAAACATGCGCATTTTCAAAAATGCCTGGTTTGAACGCTTCGCACGAAAAAATCGGATTTCCGATAAAGCTCTGCGAGAAGTCGTGGAACTAGCTGATAAGGGACTCATATCCGCAGATTTGGGTAGTGGTGTCATTAAGCAGCGATTAGCCCGAAGAGGTGGCGGTAAATCAGGCGGTTATAGGACAATAATTTTTTACCGCGTCGCAGAAAAGGCTTTTTTCATCTATGCGTACGCAAAGAATGAGAGAGAAAATATTACAGCCATCGAGGAAAACGCATTTCGAAAAGCTGCGCATCACGTTCTCAATCTTACTGATGAACAACTGGCGCAATTGATCCTGCAAGGTCAGTTTACGGAGGTACCCAATGAGTAAAAATTACCGCAGTGATGCACTTGCATCCGTACATGAAATGATGGAGTCACTTCAGGATATTGGCGCAGTTACAAAACAAACTATGAGAGAGTTTGATGAACTCTGTCTGCAACCAGCGCCAACAATGTCGCCAGAAAGAATCCGGGCACTTCGCGAGCGCGAGCATCTGTCTCAACCTGTTTTCGCCAGATATCTTAATGTCAGTAAAAACCTCATTTCAGACTGGGAAAGGGGAATAAAGCGCCCTGGTGGCCCTGCCCTTCGTTTGCTTTCTGTGGTTGAGAAAAACGGAATTCAGTCAATCTGTTAATAAAAATTCACCATGAATAGCAAAACCCCGGACCATCAATCCGGGGTTTTTGTTTGTTATCCCCAGCGGCAAATCGAATACACCACCAGCGCCACCGCCATCGCAATTCCTACCGTTGTGAATGCTTCAGGCCAGGTCATCGATTCACCTCCTGCTCAATATTTTTAAGGTCATTTTCCGCATACAGTATTGCTGTCCTGGCTGCTCGTAACCGGGCTTTGGCATTTTTCTCTTCACGTTCAAGTTTTGCCACAGCTTCACGAAGAGCATCCCGCTTTGCATAGAGTGATTTAATCTCAGACACTATGTTTTCACCGTTTCTCGCACGGTCGAGAACAAGTTCGAACGGATCTAAAGCCAATCCACACCGTTTGCAGGTAATCGTACGATTCACTTCTGAAATTGTTGTACGGATATGCTGACAGCATTTTTGCTCGACACTTTTTTCGTCGGTTATCACAACGTTGAGGAGTCCTTCCTCCTCTGATTTTGGCTGTACCAGAGTGATAACATTGTCGACTTCATTTTTCATCCGTTCACCTCCTGCGGTGGTTCCGGTAGCGGCATCCAGTGAGTTGAGCTCTCTACTTCGACGCCGTCTTTGTCCACAAAAGCCATCTTATTCCCGCCACAAGTGGGGCAAAAAACCTTATCCCAAGAACCGGGGAATACATTACCGAGATCATCGAGAAGAATCACATCGCAATATTCAGCAGGAACTGCATCACTACAGCTTATCCAGCCAGCCGGAGTTACCGGAGGGGTACCCGATAGCGCATTCTGCTCCAGTGATGCTTTTACAAACCACGCTGCCTGAACTATAACGCCATGAATCCAGCGCAAATCAGCATCGCGATCTTTCTTTTTCATCTTCTCGCCACTTAAAGCCTGGCTTATGTGGCTGCGTACCAAGTCTTCATGTAACGCCTTCGCATCCTCAATGGTGAAACCACCAGGCAGGCGAGTCGGGGTTACATGAGGGTTGCCTTCCCCCTGACTCTGAAGCATGGCGGCACTCCGCTCTATACCATCCAGCGCGATTCGCAGTGCCTGAATTGTGGTAGAGCTATCGTTTGGGGCTATTCCATATCGCTCGAATACAGCGATATGACCGCGCATAATCTCAGGCGTAAGCTCTTTGTAAGCATAAGCAAGAGACCCTGATACATTATCCGGCACAACCGGAACTGACGGCGCAGACAGTAAAGCCTTGGCCATACACATTGCTTCCAGTCCTGTAGCCTCAGCTATACCGTCACGAATAAGTTCAAGCCCCTCTTTTGTTAACAGTTTCATTCCTTTATACATGACGGGCACCAGCGGTTCAGCTACCAGCGATGCCAGTGCAATTTTGAATAACTCGCCCTCTACCCGCGCCATCTCTGAATTGGGGTGGCATTTCGCAATCGCTATTTTTAATTTCGCTTCTTCGATTAATTGTTCTTTGGTTAATTCAGTCATTTCAGTTTTCCTTATATGGATTAATTTTGTTGTGTAGCGCCCTGAATGGTTCCCATACCATATCGATATACAGTTCAACAATCGGCTCAAATATTTTTCCGATTATCCAAACCAGAAACAGCAGGTTTATCGGTATCATCAACACGATAAACAGAATGAGAAACAGAAATTCTGTTGTTCTACTCTTTCGCGGATATTCTTTTCTGAATAATGCAGTCATTTATTACCGCCCTTTCGGGCGGCCTCCTGATGTTTTGAGGGTGCAGGAATCCCTCCGGTTAAGGATTTAATAAAAATCACTTCTGATTTAAATTTTCAGTGTTTTGTTGCCAGGGGATTTATCGCCTTTACGCTTCAGCCTTATTTCGCAACCAGACACAAACCGGGCCATCTTCGGTGTCATGTATTGAACCAATAAACCATCCATCGCCCTCTGGTCGTTCCGGTTCCCAGGTGGAAATATCAGGACCATCTGCATCAAGATTAAAATCATCTTCATCCATAGTTCTGATGGTCCATTGAAGATTATTTTCCTCCATCCATGCGTTAAACTCTTCCGTTGAAATATGTTCTCTACCATCACAGAATTTTTCATATTCAGGATGCGTCCAGCAGCCATATTCATCACGTACTACTGGTATTTCTTTAATTTCATTCATTTCTGTTCTCCCACGTTTTCAGACTTTCACCACAGAACGGACAAAATGAAACCCGCACTGGTGATTTAGAAAATTCACCGGAACGCAACATCACCAAATCAGGGCCGCGAGTTAAACTCTCATTCCAGATTTTGTATATCAGCAGACCTTTTCGCGTCGTGTATTCAGCATCATGCTCAAGGGATTTTGCCAGTGCTGCACATGGTTCTATCTTGTTGCCATTAATTTGGCATTTTGACTCACTCACTGGTTGTCTCCTTTGCGAATCTGTTCCGCCCATTCTTCAAGGGATTTCTCCGCATATTCACCGGACAGACCATCAATCGGGTGCGGTTCATTAGCCAACTCTTCTTTCGCTGACAGAATCATGCGCGTAACGTCGAAAACTTCACGTAAAGACTTATTGATAAATCCGTGATTGAACGCAGCAGCAAGACGGCTGGCGGTATAGTTAATCCCCTCGTTGCGTGCTTCCGCACGTACATCAGCCAGGAAAGCATCTGTAGCCGGGGTTTGCGGCATCCTTCCGTCTATTGCACAGATATACGCATCAGATAGTTCATCCTGCTCGCCATCAAACACGTAGCAACTCTGTACGATAAATTTATTCAGCCCCGCATTCTCCGCCGCAAGCGCAGCAAGATTAGTCTCCAGCCCTGCAATGCGTTCCTCCAGTTCGTAGACTCTGCATTGCTCTTTATCATCAATCAGATATAACCCAAGACATTCGCTTTCTACCCAACCGCCGAAATCATGATCGTAACGCTCACATGAAAACTCACCATCGCTGTCCCTTGTTGGAATGGTGTAACTGTCTAATGGGCCACCGTACGTCGGTACATTTCCCAATTTCGGATGCTCAATCCACATGAAAAATGCACGTCCGGTTATAGGGCAAATATCTGGTCGCCATTGATTACTCACTGTTTGCCTCCTGGAAAATAACTGCATGCCCCAGCTTCTCCGCCAGTGCCAGTTCTGCCTTAGCGCCTGTTGACCACTGCCAGCCTTTCAGCATGTAAATCGCATCCACACAACGAATCATTGCCATGCAAATATCCATGTAGTGTGGCTGTGTCAGCCCGTCTGGAAGTACTGCCGGGTTTAAGACTGTATGCCCTTCCCGTTTCAGTTCCTCTTCCGCATTGTGGAACGCCTCACGGTTGAAATTTTTATACCCGGTCATCGGACCAGCGATATAAACCCTTACCCTCACACCATCACCTCCTGAAAATCTCCCTGATAGAACGCCAGTACACGCTGCATAACCTCACTCTGACGGCACTCACGGCAAATTATGTTCTGGTGCCGGTCGTAGGGTTGTGCTCCGGCTTTACCCTGTTTTTGTGCTGGTTTGCGGATAACCCTTGCTTTTCTTGCCGAACTTGCCAGCCATTCACGGTAAACTCCCTCTGAAAGGAACACCCCTTTTCCGCTGACAACATACACTTCGCCCTGGCTCACCAGCATCTTCAGGTACCGGCGAATGGAATCATGTGAAGCATATGTTGTCGATGCCAGTTGTGGCATTGTCATACGCCCGTTTTTACGTACAAGGTCAACGATGTGACGCTGTAATCTTTCCCGCTGTTCTTCGGTATAAATAGCCCCCATAAACTCTCCTGAGAAAATAACTTCATAACCTCAAATCAACACTTACCCCCTGAACCCCGGCGGAATTTCGGTGTCCGGTTCAGAAATGTGATTCACGCAACGCTGTACAGGCGAACGCCCCAGACGAATAACCAGCTCATCCCATTTTTCGCGAAGCTTTGACGGGCTCATGACGTTTTTTACCCAGAAGGGATCCCGCTGCACCCGACCAAACATTTCGCAAATTTGTCTGTGAGTTCTGCCATCCAGCATCCGCATTGTGCGCACATCATTGGCCCATGCAGTCCAATTGGGTTCTTTCGGTCGCATGATTTCGCCATCATCGCTGGCAGCCTGCTCGTAAAGACTCACGATTCGTCCCCAGATCCACTGCGCACACGCTAAATCTTCCTGGCTGCCCCACTGGCGTTTTTTCGCACTGAACACAACCGCGTCAGGATGTCGGGTCAAAAAATCCTGTTCAGCCGTCTGCATGTCCGGTTGCAAAGCTTCCGGACGAGAAGTGTTTTTATTCTCTGTAGTAATCTCTGTTGTATTCTCTGTAAGATCATCAGGCCATTTTGACCCGATGACATTGTGTCGTTTTGAACCAATGGAGCGTGTCATTTTGGCCTCTTCCATCGTGTCATTTTGACCTGATGGAGCGGCGCATTTTGACCTGATGGATTCGCTCACTTTGCCACCATCTAAAAGCTCGCTCTCGTAATTAATCGTGTAAAAATTAGTCATGTCACGCTTTGATTTGTTGAGCTTTTCGCAACGCAAAAGCCCCAGCGCTTTCAGACTTGCAAATGCGCGTTTTAACGTTGACTCTGACCAGAACGGGAACTGTTCCAGCCATTGTTCTGTTGTGTTATAAATCCAGCGAACACCATCACATTCCATGCCGGAACCGGTATCTCTCAACCAGTAATGCAGCTGCTGCAACACGATGGCTTCGTTCAGACCAATTTTCATCGCCAGCTGCGTGTTAATAACCAGTGGGCGTTCAGCAAAAAGAAGACTCATAATTCCATCCGACTTTTTGTTGATATTGCTGACGATACGCACGCTTGAAAGCAATGGCTTTTTCTATAAGCTCGTCAGTCTCACGTTCCACAACAGCTGGATCCGCAAAAAGCAGCCCGGACTCCACCACATCGCCATATTCTTTGTTTAACCCGGCGATCATGTACGTAATGCTTTTTCCGTCAGTAATTTCACAATACAACCTGAAATCGCTGATCCGGATAGCCTCCATAATTGCCGGAATCAGCGCCGTGAATTTTTCACGCTTATCCCTGGTGTCGATAGCTTTCCAGCGTTCGAATATCTTCACCCTGTTAACGCCCAGCGCCCGTTGATCAACCGCGCCATCATCAAACGTGACGCGATGAACATCGATGTTCGGGCGTTCTTTCAGAGCCCAGAATGCTTCCGTGATTAATATCGTCGCCTGCTCCTGCGTCATTCCTGGTCGGCATACCCAGGCATCCAGAGCCTCGCGAGCCTGCTCAGGAGTGAATATCATTGTTCACCGCCAGTGATTCATTCGACATACACTTATTTTCACAAGGTAGTCCATCTGTTGGGTTGGGATAAATGTCAGGGCGAAGTTCGTGGGGAGTAATTTCCCAATTCAGTAATGCACAGAGTGACGACACGCGTTCAGCAGGAACCTTGCCTTTAATGAACCACTTGCCTACGGCCTGGGAGCTAATGCCAAAGTGTTTGCCAATGTCAGTTTTCGACATTTTTTTAGAGATCTTATCGTGAATTTGATTACTCATACTTTCCACCAGTACTATTAATTTCACCTACGCTACCATCAAAAACTATAAGTTTCAACACAAAACCTATAGTTTTGCTGATTGGTGAAACCTTTGGTTGTATACTTAAAAAATGAGTAAAATAAACCATCCAATATTTGCTGAGAGAGTTCGGCAAGCAATGAGCGAACATGGCTGGTCGTTAGCCGGTCTGGCTAAAAAGGTTATGCTGTCCCATACCGCTGTGCGTAAGTGGGCAACAGGAGAAACCATTGCCAGCGGAGAAAGATTAAAAAGACTTGCCGCGGTAACAGGAAAACCAGAACATTGGTTTTTTATGCCGCTAAATGAACATTCAAAGGAAGAAGATGCACCACCACTAATCCAGCTTGACGACAAAGAAAAGGCGCTATTGTCCCTTTTTAATCAGTTGCCAGAAACGGAAAAGCTGAGACTAATCATGCACACAAAAAGCATTCTTCATGAAATGGATCTTCTAAAAAACGATGTATACGACATAATCAATGATATTCAAAAACAATAAGTTACATGAAAAAAGCGCCTCCCTGGCGCTTTTTTTATCCTCACAAATAAAACTTTATGTTCCATTGTCTATTGACCAATAAAACCAATAGTTTTACCATTCATTCCATCAACAACGAACCGCATCGTTGTCAGGCTAAAGTTCCGCTACCCCGGCGTTAAGGGGAAATGAGGTCAGCATGGATACTATCGATCTTGGCAACAACGAATCTCTGGTGTACGGCGTGTTTCCAAACCAGGACGGCACCTTCACCGCAATGACGTATACCAAAAGCAAAACGTTTAAAACCGAAAATGGTGCCCGTCGCTGGCTGGAAAGAAACTCAGGTGAGTGATATGGATTTTGACACAATCATGGAAAAGGCTTACGAAGAATACTTCGAAGGCCTTGCCGAAGGCGAAGAAGCTCACAGCTTCAACGAATTTAAACAGGCGCTTTCCAGTTCGGCAAAATCTAACGGCTGATAAGCGAAACAGCACCGCGAGGAATCAGTATGCAGAAACGAGAACCCGTCATCATCGCGCCAGACTATACCGATGATGAACTTTATGAGTGGATGCGCCAGAAAATTAATGCAGCGCAGGATCTGAAATGGGCCAATGAAGCCAGGGCTAAGCAGGCTGAAAATCTGTCCGCTCTGGAGCAGGATATCACCAGGCTGGAAAAAGCAGCGGCATTAAGCATTGCCAGAATGATTACATACCCGCGTTAATAGCTAACCAACGAGGCTAATAATGGAATTTAAAGATTTACCAAAAGAAATCCAGACAATTGCTGCAACGACTCTCGGTGATAGTCTGGTGAAAATTGACCCGGCATACACCAAAAAAGAAACCATCGATAATATGGTTCGTAATGTGCGCAATGCTTTTTCTGGGCTATATGGTTCTGATAATCAAAAGCAGGAAAGCGATGTTAATAAACGGGTAATTTCTGTTTGCGTGAATGGCCATGTTCTTTCATCAATCAAAACAGAAACGGCGACAGTCTTCGATTGCCTTTGCATTGTACAGAGCCTTGTTGATGCCCTGTTTCGTTCAGTGAATTTAGAAAATGATGCAAATCTGCGAGGGCGCACAATAGCACATCCATATGCACATACTTTAGGCTCTGTGGATATCAAAGATCCCACAAATCTTTAATGAAATAGTTAACGCGAATTGTACTTGCTCTTTCAGTTGCTTTCAGAATACGCGTTGAAACTGCTGGCGGTAATTTGGTATTCCATTTATTAAAATCATGCCCGGGAAAGTACTCTTCGAAAATACTTTTAACTGCAGACTCGCCTATTGAAATGCTGCTTACCATGCGATTTTGATAAAGGCATTTAGCAATAAGAGTTGATTTTAACATTCACCCTCCTGAGGGTTGGTAATTAAGGAGTTCTCCACGGGTGAAATGGAGTGCGTGCGCCGGACACGGGTGAACATCCGGCACTGACAGTTTACTGAAAGGATATTTCTCTGAAAAGTCAGAGCATAACGCGAAAGCGCACGGCGAGGTTGTTGGTTCATAGATAGCCTGTCGTTAAATTTTCGTCGACCGTGCGCTTCCGGTTGTGGCACTCCGCGAAATGGCGCGGCGGTAAGTATGGCGGGGTTATTCCTTCCCCGTTGAGGACACCGGGTTGTCAGGTTGACCATACGCTTAAGTGACAACCCCGCTGCAACGCCCTCTGTTATCAATTTTCTGGTGACGTTTGGCGGTATCAGTTTTACTCCGTGACTGCTCTGCCGCCCTTTTTAAAGTGAATTTTGTGATGCGGTGAATGCGGCTGAGCGCACGCGGAACAGTTAAAACCAAAAACAGTGTTATGGGTGGATTCTCTGTATCCGGCGTTAATTGTTAACTGGTTAACGTCACCTGGAGGCACCAGGCACCGCATCACAAAATTCATTGTTGAGGACGCGATAATGGAAACGTTATTACCAAACGTTAATACGTCTGAAGGTTGTTTTGAAATTGGTGTCACTATCAGTAACCCTGTATTTACTGAAGATGCCATTAACAAGAGAAAACACGAACGGGAGCTATTAAATAAAATATGCATTCTTTCAATGCTGGCCCGTTTACGTCCGATACAAAAAGGATGCTGGCAATGAATACAGCATTTGCACTTGTTCTGACAGTTTTTCTTGTTTCCGGAGAGCCAGTTGATATTGCAGTCAGTGTTCACAGGACAATGCAGGAGTGTGTGACTGCAGCAACCGAACAGAAAATTCCCGGTAACTGTTACCCGGTCGATAAAGTTATTCACCAGGATAATAACGAAATCCCGGCAGGTCTTTAAAACAGTTCCGTAATAAACATCCGATTTCATTCTTATATGCCAGCAATGGCAGGGATTTGTTCATCCTTAAATATGTCATGAGGTTAAAACAAAATGAGTAAAGTCTTTATTTGCGCCGCCATTCCGGACGAACAGGCAATAAAGGAAGAAGGTGCAATTGCTGTAGCCACTGCCATTGAAGCCGGTGACGAACGCCGCGCCCGTGCCAAATTTACCTGGCAATTCCTGGAGCAATATCCGGCTGCTCAGGACTGCGCTTATAAATTTCTTGTTTGCGAGGATAAACCCGGTATACCCCGCCCTGCCCTCGATTCCTGGGATGCTGAATATATGCAGGAAAACCGCTGGGATGAGGAGTCTGCTTCCTTTGTCCCGGTTGAGACTGAATCCGATCCGATGAACGTCACTTTTGACAAGCTGGCCCCTGAAGTACAGAACGCTGT